CCCTTGACAAAGCTGAATCACTTGTCAACTCAAGAATGCATGTATACAACCACTGTGTGTCTAAAACCAGGATTTGAGATAGCACCGAATTCTTCTCCATTTGAATCGTTTAAAATTATTTGTAAGAGGTATTTAGCACTGATGAGTTCAATGTAGTTGGTGGTCAAGTCAGACCTTTTAATACTAGATAAGAAAATGTTGGCTTCAGCTTTAGTTATTTTTGAGTTTCCCAGGAGATTGAACACAAAATCTCTTAGCTCATAATTCAAATAAGTTATCTTTTCATCATCATCAAATTCTTCATATCTTGTTTCTAATCCATCTAATTTTTGCATTTCTTTTATGATTTCAATAACATCTCTTCTCTTGTCTCTGCCATGAAGTTTTACTAAAGGGGTTTCTAAAATCCTTTTATTACGTTTATATTTTTGCAGTAATTCTGTCATGTTTTCCAAAAGTAGTGATGAACTGCTAATTGGGATCATCCTTTCTAACTCTTCTATACCAGCATTCAGTTGTTCTAAAGTTAGATCATCTCTTAACGATGTCACTGAAGTCACAGCTTGCTCTAATTCATGCTGTCTGTCAATGAGTTCACTATCTAGATCAATGTCTTCTCTGGAAATGCATGACTTAAGTAATAGAACAGACATTAATTTTCCAAGAACCCCCGGAGCTTTAACCTCGTCTGAGCCTTGCATTAAGTAACATAAACTTTCAAAACTTTCTCCTTTAACCACTAAAGCTAGAGAGCCAAAAAATGAAAAAAACAAATTACTCTGACTCATTTCTTTTTGTGCTAAAGGCACGATTTCCTTTAGTTCCTCCAAGTCCCCAAATTTTGACTTAAATCCATCTATCAGTTCTTCTAATTCTTCATTGTCAAATAGATCAAATTTCTCATCAGCAAAAGAATTGTCTGTTGGAGTTGCTTCATCCAAACCTTCACCTGGGTCAAAAATGGTAAAAAGTTGATCAGACAAACTTGACAAATCTGCTTTCAATTCAAATTCCAAGTGTTTGAGAATTTCTTCTCTGCTAATATCATTTGCATCTGTTTCTCTAGATTTGTCTTGCATCTCTCGAAGAACTGCATTAAATTTATCATCTCTGATGACTAAATTATTAATAACTGTTCTAAGATCATTCAAATTAAGATATTTGGTGTCATTAATTCTTGTTGTTTTCAAATTATTTAGCCATTTATCCATACCCCATTGAAAATCTGGGATATCAGCCATCAGTTCTTTTAATCCTTGACTGCCCAGTGATTCCCCTTTATGCCACATTTTGAATCCAGGTACCCACTCTCTGCAATCTGTATCACAGTCCCAATCCTTTTGATAAAAACTGTCATTCAAGAGAGTAACTTGGTTCTCCTCAAACATTGCAGTCAGCCTGATAGTGTTTTTATGAACTGTTAAAGAAATGTACTCATAACTATTAGCATCAAACTGGGCAAATTCAAGATCTACATCTACCAAAATAGCTGTTGTGTTTTCTTTGGCATGTTCACTTTGGATCAAAGTGCCTGTAGAGGTAAGATAATACCCTTGATCCATCTTAGTGGGTGTAATACTAGGTTTAAGCTTGATTTCTTTCATTATTCTATTAATTCCAGCTCCCAAGACCTTAGGTTCCATTAAGCTTCTAACTCTTACAAACTTGGCCTCATCATCTTCATAATTTATTTCTGTAGCAACACCACCAATAATTCCTTTCCATTGACCCTTTCCTACTCCATACACATCTTGTCTGATTGAATAAAACCCTATAGTACCCAGTTTCAAAGAGTAGATACTTGAAAGAGTTTTTGTGGCTTCCACTCCATCTATGTGATCTCTCATGATCTTCAATCTCTGCAAATTGTCGGGTAAAGATGACAGATTCCCATCTAGAGCATCAGACGAACCCAATAAATTTTTAACACAAGTCACTTTCAACAGTCTATTCATTGGGAAAGTTAACAAAGAGAACAGTTCTGATCTTAATGCAATATCTCTCACATATAAACTGTCACTTCCCTTCGATCTTAATTTTATATTTGGCCAAAAAATTCTAGTCACAGCACTCAGAACAGAACCTCCTTTGGCTGAAGTATCATGCAATTTTACTGATCTTGCCTTACCATGCACAGTTTCTAAGAAATCTTTCAGCTCCACTGTGTTCAACCCTGTTGTGGTTTTAGTTTCCTGATAACCATCTTTGATGAAAGGGTATTTTATTTTAAGTTCATCCCAAAGAACTTTGAAAACACTAGATGATAAGCGTACAGTGTCCATTTGAAACCATTGTCTCTTTACCATGTCCATTAAAGAATATTCATCATTGTTGAAACTAGAAAATATCTGTAACTTGGTTTTGTTTCTCCTTTTGAGATCACAATATGTGTGGAACTTATTTAAATTTAATTCCTTTAAAGGTGCATATAGTCTGTCATATTCTTGATGCATGGGGAACAGATCTTGAATTTTAAACATGGGCTCTGTTCTATCTTTTCCCTTAGTATTTTGAGTGATCAATACCCTAAGAAGAGAAGCTTTTTCAGATTCTACACTATCTTCATTTTCCACAATCTGTTTCCTACTACATGATTCTGATTTTGGATCAGCTGGGATTCTGATGTCTTTGTCCTCAACATTTGAAATGCTTTCTTGAGATTGGGTGTACATGGTAACACACTTTGAGTCTAAAATGTATGCAGATGCCACCATCATTCTAATAGTGGGCTGGTAATTGGAAATTGATGTTTTTACCCCTGATGAAAATACTTTTAGGATTATGGATGTTTTTTCTTCTTCCCATGTGTGATTCTTGCCAAAAATCAATCTTGGATTTTCATCTGCAGCATTAACAGCATCTTCTAAATTACCTAACCCAATGGATTCTACTAACTTCTGCCACAAGTGCATTTTCCCAAACTTTATCTTCACATCTGAAAGGCCTTTTGAGTATCCTCTGTCTCTTCTACCTGCATAATCTAAGATCCCTTCAGAGTATGAATCTGTGAAGCTTTGCATAAAACTTAAGTATTTTGTTTCTTTGGCTAGAACATACAAAGTGAAATCAAAGCCAGTCAAACCACAAGAGACATCTAGATCTAATGGGTAATATCCCACAGAAGGGCTAGGAGTGTTAATCAGAAGCGAGGCTGCTCTTGAAGCTAATGCATGAGTTTCCAACCCTAGAAGCTTGTAGTGCATCCAAGCCTGACAAAGCTGTATCAACGAACATTCATAAGTACTTGCTCCCCCCTCTAGAGCTGATGTCAAGCCATTGTAGAACATCCTATATCTGTCAACAAACTTTTCCACTATGTTAGTTTCTAGACAAGCAGTGACCCATCTCATTGTTGGTTTAACAGATTTTCTTCTGCAATACCACTCTGAATTATACTCAATCAAGTCAATAGTCCCAATTGAACTCTTGCACTCATTCCAATTTACAGATAGATAGTCTGATAAATGTTCTTTCCATCTAAGCAGCCTGATGCATAGATCTATCATCTTCTTGTTATTTGGCACACTAAAAAGGGCACCAGAATCATCACTTCCCTCTACTATTGTTAACTTGTGTTTTACCTTTACAATGTCATTAAGTATAAACTCACACAAAAATTTGTAAACTTCTTGAATGACAACATGAAATAGAGAGCTGGTGTAATGGAGAATTCCTTGAAACATCCCAGATTTTATAACTATTTTGTTATCTCCAGCATTTTTGAAAACCCCAGTACCTGAATAAAATTCCTCTCTCATTCTATTGAAAACAGGATTATCTGACTTTGTGTTTCTATTGGCTAAAAACATTGCAACTAGATCTGGAGGAAAAGCTATCACCTTATTTGTCCACAATTTCAGAGTTCTAATGATAAATGAGTGAAAGATGGGATCTGTCAAGCTACATAACATTATTGCAAATCGAGAAACATGGTGCCTTTGACACCATTTAGTTGCGTCTGCTGATTTGCCTAGAACAATAAAATCTTCAAAGGTCAAATTGCTCTCTTTATAGTGGTTGTTGACAAAAGATTCTTTAGTTTCAGGGTGTGTAATGGTCTCGCTCTTGAATTTTCTGCATAACACTGTTGATATTGTCTCCAATATCTTTTGAACTAGTCTTGCCAATATTTCTAAAACATGTATCTCTCTGTCTCCCCCATGTTGACTTTTAGCAAACAAATCTGAGTCAAAATGCCCTTTCTTTTTAAGAAATTTAAGTGCCCAGAAAGACAGTTCTGACACATGACTAACATTTGTCCTATGGGTATCTCTTAGATATTGAAGTACAATAACTGGCATTGCTTCAATAAGTTTTTTTCTCTTTGCTACTTCCTCAGGATTGTCTTCCCTAATGTGCAAATATATCTCCCAGCTTTGAGTTAAGACTTTATCATCTAATGATTTGTTAAATTCAAAATCTTCATTCCTGATTCTAAGAACTTTATCATGAGATCTGGCTGTAACTTTCATTGTACTGAGTTCTGCAAAGCTGATTTTTTGTATGCTGCTAAGAACCTCTCTAGTTAATAGTGTTTTAAATGCTGATCCATAAGTAGCTTTAAGTTTCCCAGTGAATATCTTCAAAAAATATTTTAATAAGGGCAAATCAGTTTGGTGAACACTGGGTTCTTGTAATTCTGTTAAAACCTCTTTAATTGAATCCCTGAATTTGTATTCTTCTTTCAATATCTTATCAAGAAGACCAAATGATTTATTGGTACCTCTTCCCTTCACTTTACTAACTACATATCCAAAGTAAAATTCATTTATTTTCATAGACAAAGATACCATCCTGTCACAAAATAAGCTTTTAAGGTTTAGGTACTCTAGATCCCCAGTCTTGGTCATCACTTTCCTAACTCTTGTTTTAGAGTAATAATGCATTATGTTAATGACTCTCTTCATGTACCACACAGTCAATCTAGATCTTAAAACAGATGGTAATCTATCTACATACTGATAAGGATCGGACTTCTTTTCCTCCAGAATTTTCATAAATAAATATCTTTGGGCAGTGAGCATTTCTTCAGTGTCAGTTTTGTTGTTCAAAAATGTTAATAATAAGAGTTTAGATGTTTTCCAAAAATCTTGAAATCTGTCTTCAGACAACAGTTCATCAGGAGTGGTTTTGAAAGGGTCTATCTCATAATGAGTTAGTAGATGAATCATCATGGCAGCTATAAAAGGTCCACTTTTCACAAAATGTTCTAATGTGACTTCATTGTAGGAAACAAAGTCACTTATGAAATAAGAATCAGTCTCGAATAAATCCATTCCCAATTTCCC